ATGCCCCCCCTACTACTACTACTACTACTACTACTACTACTACTACTACTACTACTACTACTACTACCAACCCCACAGATCCCAACCCCACAGACCCGCCACCGGAGAAATGTTGTGGATGTTTGCTTATACCATATGAAATAGTAAATATTAAAGATGTGATTTTCACCTTGCCCGGTATTGCATTAGGGGAACCATTATACTTATCTACCACACTAGCCCCCGATACTGTATCATTATCTATCAATATATCTACCACAACACCTGCCCCCACCACATATATTCCAATCACAACAATTAACCCTATTATACCAACAACAATTATCCAAAAACAATGTAAATGTGGGGAAGTTGGTTGTAATGCTTTAAAATTTTAATATCATGGCTGTTTGTCCGAGTCAAATATTAGTTATATCATTTTGTAGAGGATATGATAACCCCACTCCGGTGGGGTTATATTCATACGATGTATATTTAAACAATACTCAAATAGGTTCATTGCCGGGTGGTCCGGGTAATAGATCTGATATTTTTATAGGTAATCCCCTTGCTATATTACCTAGCTATCATACGAAGTGTTCCTTTACAACTATAGACCTTCAAACCACATTTGATGATTCTATCGTATCTCTGGGTCTCAATACTATTGAGATTGATGTGACTGGTATGACGAGCGGTGGACCATTAAATGGTGGTAATCTGGTAGTTACTAGATATGATATATCATCAGTGGGGGGTTTAACCAATCCTGTAGTATTGCCCTTTGATGGTGGTAACAACGGATGGTGGCTAGTGGGAGGTGATTATCGAGTACCATTCACATTTAACTATTACTGTGATATCCCCCCAGATATCATCTTTACTACCACCACCACTCCCGGACCAACCCAACCACCATTAACAGCATATCCATGTGTCTGTTGTTGCGTCGAAGACGATTATGTTAAATTATTACCGGAGAAATTAATATTTACGATCCCGACTACTATTATTAGTAACAATTATTCTCTCAGTAGCGTATATATCGAGGATGTTGCTCAATTATCGTATAATATAATGACGACTACTATAATTCCTACAACTACTATCAAACCATCATACACAACGATTATCCCTATTACAACATATATACCAAAACAATGTAAATGTGGGGAAGTTGGTTGTAATGCTTTAAAATTTTAATATTATGGCTGTTTGTCCGGGAAAAGTATTGGTTATATCGAGCTGTAGAGGGTATGATAATAATGTCGGACACAATACTTACCGTAATCCATTCAATGTATATTTAAATGATATATATATCGGGGATTTAATTGCTGGGAGTGGTGATAAAGGGGAAGGATTCATAGGAACTTTAGATGGTGGGGTATCTATACCCCCCACCCATCCATTATGTGATGGAAATGTTGGGGACTTCGCACTGTCAGATACATATAGATTTGATGATAGTATAATCAATATTGGATCAAACATTATCGGTCTACGAGCCGATCCTAATGGGCCAGTGTATAATAGTGGCGCTGGTGGATATTTCACTTTCATTTTATATGAACTATCTGGAACATCATTAGTAAATCCTATAACTATACACCAGTCTGTAGGGTGGGCTGCTGGTGGGGGAGGTGAACAACAAGTAACATTCCAGTTTACATGTCCTGATTCTCCGCCACCCATATTTACTACTACCCCTCCTAATCCCACCACCACCGGAACCCCCCCTCAAAGTGCTATTATATGTTGTGAATGTATAGTAACCACCCCAAAACCATCGGTTATCAATTCGTTAGTATTCACCCCTCCCGGTGTTATATTGGGAGATCTATGGTTTTTATCGACCACCACGGCACCAGACGATACTATTTTGACATATAATATAGACACGACCACTATTACCACAACCACTTATATTCCCTCGACCACCATCAAACCCGTGATCCCAATTACACCAATACCGAAAAAATGTAAGTGTAAAGAAAAAAATTGCAATTATTTGGGTTTTTAATAATTATAATTATGCGAAAATTGACTATAGGATGTGCCACACACGACGATTATGATGGATTATATTTCACGATCCAAAATATCCGAATGTTTCATCCTGAAGTGTTGGACGATATTGAATTTATCATTATAGACAACAATCCAAACAGCAATCATGGAAAATCTAATAGAAAACTTTTAGAATGGATTAAAGAACCTGTACAATATCTTCCATTCACCAAATATAAATCAACATCCATTAAAAATAAGGTATTTGATCTTGCAGATACCCCATATGTCCTATGTTTAGATAGTCATGTGTTAGTCCAACCCGGTGCGATCAAAAAACTTATCGATTTTTACGACTCTGGACGAGACTATGGGAACTTACTACAAGGACCACTCTTATATGATGACATGACAAGCATATCGACACACTTTGATTTGAAGTGGCATGGATATATGTGGGGTCAATGGGGGACCGATCCTAGAGGTGCCGACATTAATGGGGAACCATTCGAGATTATAGCTCAAGGTATGGGACTATTTTCGTGTCGTAAGGATTCTTGGTTGGGGTATAATAAAGAATTTAGAGGATTTGGGGGGGAGGAAGGATATATACATGAAAAATACCGCAGAAATGGTAGAAAAACATTATGTTTACCATTTCTGCGGTGGTTGCATCGATTCGAGAGACCTGAAGGTATATCCTACCCCAATAATCTCCAAGAACGATATAAAAACTATCTTATTGGGTTTCGAGAGCTTGGGTTAGATACCACCGAACTCGACGAACACTTTAAAGATGTTATTTGATTAATGAATCAAAAGAAACGCTCAGAGCTACAATAATCCAAGCTCGATCTCACATTTTACATCATGTAACATACTCACAGATCGTTCTTCCACGTATTTCTCGATAGCATTGGATTTAATCAATAATGCTGCATTATCCAACCCTAATTGTTCAGTTTTTTCGCGGATAAAGCCAAATGCTTCCACTAAGCATGCCCATCTCGTAAATTCTGTCGCTGTCATCGTCTCCATTGACCCATCTCTTCGTTCTATTGCCACTGTCATATGCGTTTATTGTGGACTAGTGTTTAATCAAGTGGATTTCTGATCTAGAGGCTCTGATATCAACACTGTATCATAGTTGATATTGACCTTGTAGTTACATTTACATTTTTCGCATTGCACTTCATTGTCTGTATTAGGAGTGAATAGTCCTTTGAAGGTGTTCCCCCCACATACACATGGTAATTCGACTAATTGGGCATCAAAAATACCTTCATATTCATTGATTACGTCTAATTGTTCAGCATTTGCTGCTTCCAGCTCGGTTACGGAGTCGATTAACATCTGAGTAGCATCATCAACCTCGGGTAATGGATCATTTAGGTATAAAAATGAGAAAATTCCAGATGGGATGATCAAGGCTAGGGGGAACAGTTCGATAAATCTCAATCCAAATGCTCCAGATAATGAAAAAAGGGTTAATAGTGCAACCCAAAGGCCAAAAATAATCGATCGTCTCTTCCAAACTGTGTTCATATTGAACATTTTAGCAGATGTTTTGAGATTATCAATCAATAAAGTTCTTCTTCCATCTTTTCGTCCTCGATATCGTCCATTACGTGTTTAGCACCAATAGTATACTTCTCTAGTGTATAATCAACATTCTGCATTAGGTATAAAACTATCTTCTCTGTGTTCTTTTTAAGCTTCAGGAGTTCTTTTTTATGTTCCACATCCTTGGTTTTCAAGATATCTTCAATGGTTTTAGCTGCTTGCATGCCATTATCGACCATTTGGCCGAAGTAAGTTGGGAGATTCTGCATTTCGTATGGTAAAGCATTGGGACCAGCGTGTGTTTCCCGCTCTTCTTTCTTATATTTTTTCATCTGGGCTGACGCGTCGAGATCATGATTGATATCGGGAGATGCGAATGTTGTCGAGTATGGGCTTTCGCCTTTAGATGCCATATGAATATTTAACATTTTTGACTAAATATACCTATGAGTCTTTTTGCTAAAAATTTCATGACCGTCCTACGCGAAGCCGATACCGCTGATAATGAGCGCAAGGCTATGGAAGCATCCCTAGATGATGGCACCAATCCCGAAGATTTTGATATTGATATGACACCCTCAGTCAATTCAGAAGTAGACATGGCATCCAAACAAGCCGCTGATGCCATGTCTCAAAGAAATCAACAAATGATCGATGAACTTCAGGGGTGGATCGATGATATCGAAACTTTCTTAAAAAGGATCAACAGTGAAGATCCTAATTCGATCCAATCGAGACTCGCTGCTGCCGAACCAGATACTGTGATGGATAAAATGAAGCAATCTCAACAAACTAAGATTAGCCGAGTGGCTGCTGACTTAGCATCCCTACATCAGAATTTCTTAGGCTTCATGAGTATGACAGCAAACTCCCGTTTTCGATATGTTGCTATTCCATTAGCATTCGGATTAAGTCTATTGCAGGTGGGAATGAGTCACTTCTGTTAATAATCGACTCCAACAATTAAAAAAAACGAAAATCCGGTAAGAAATTATCGGATTTTTTGTATCTTGGACTACAATTTTTGATAACTCTGGAAAGAATATCGTGAAGGATTTTAATCCTTAAACATCATCTTTAACATCAATATAGCACTTTTCCCACATTGACTATTATTTTTTATAAAAGTTGGGCTTATCTGATCTAATTTCTTATCGATACAAAGTTCATTCAAATCTTTATATCGCTCGCCCCACTTTTTGGGCCAAATAAATACACACTCCCCCATTTCCAATAACGATATTGTCTTATCTCGGGATGTTTTATCTAACCATTGAGAATCCAGACACCAAATCTTATCAAACATTTTAAGAGATTCGATCTGTTTTCTCTGCGTTTTGGTGTATGTTATTTTACCTTTGGTTATTCCAGCTACTCCTAGACCATTTCTTATAAAGAATGAATCGATCGGACCTTCGAATAAGAACACAGTGTCTGAGTCGGGATCTACTTTATTTATACCATATAAGGTCTTATCAGCATTAAGTTTGGATAGGTATGTCGGGTTGTCATCGAACTCGAATAATTTACGGGTCTGGAAGAACGTTATATCCCCCCCAACATCCTTGAACGGTATCACTAGCCTATCACTCTGGAACCTGTCTTTGAGGCTGATATAGAGGGCATCTGGGCGATTTACCGCAGTATCTAATCGTCTCTCCCTAATATAATTCAGGGCATATTGAACTTTGGCATTATCGCTATAGTAATGAACTTGATTTACATCGAAAAGGTTTATAGAATCGATTGGAAGAGTATCGACTACCTTTTTCGGTAGTTCATCCTCCACGAAATTATTAACATACCCAAAATCTCCCAACTCCAACTCGATACTCAACTCTTGATGGGTCATGCCCGACACCTCTCTTATCCAATTATATGTAGATAGGTTACTCCCACAATTAAAACAAGAGATATTACCGTTAGTTGGGTCATACCAACATCTTTTTTTCCTACCCCACGACTTACCCTCCCTACATATTGGGCAACATGAATTATACTTACCAGAAGCCTTATTATTGACCACTTTATAGCCAAATTCGTAAAATTTGGAAGTTACATAATCTACCGGGAGATTGAAATCAAAGCTTTCCTTCCTTGGCAAATTTAAGGATGGTAACTTTTTTAAATTCATTTTTTTCCGCTTTGGTTGGTTGGGGATTAGCTAATTCGAGGATACCAGACCTCACCCCAAAGTCAAAATCCTTTTTCGATATCCATCTTTGCGACATATTACCATCAAATATATCACAAAACGCATATGCATCACCGTGTTTTTTAATGTAAATTAGGGTATGTCCCCTATAATCACCATCTAGGACACCATATGTTTCTCCGAATTCGATGGGGATATATTTTTTATAATTAATCATTTGGTGGTATATAATAGAGTGAATTCGCCGTCTTCCCTATTCTTTTCACTATAATCATTTGGATAATTTTTATCAAAACGGGGAGACCAAAACCCCTAAGTCTTTAGCCTAGGGGATGAATAGAATAAAATAACTTTTTAATTTTTTATAAAAAGTTATAACTAAAAGACTGAATGATATGGACCTCATTCAGGTCACTATTATTCACTCGCCGGAACGGCGTTTTACGAACGTGAAGGGAAAAGCTCTGGATGGTCATAGTAATATTGCTGTTGAAACTAATCTCAATGAAGCGTTTAAAATGAGATTTAAGGTCGAAAGATTTTTAAATCGAAGCCTCTGGGTCTTCAGCCCAGAGGTAGTTCACATTTCATAGACTCATATAGTTTATATATTTTGTCTTGATCTAATTTTTTAAAATTCATATTATTCTCTACTACAAAACTTGGATATCTGTTCCATGAACAGATTATCAAGTGCGGATTTTTCTATTTTCTCTTTATATACCGTGAGATTCACGGGATTACCGTCTAAATCATACCCCATAAGTTTGAAACAGGATAAAAATTCCCCCATGGTCCCGATCAAAGCTTTATTAAGCTGTATCTTATTTGGAATTTTTCGTTTTTCTTTGATCTTTACTGTCAAAGCTTCTTTGAGAATATTGGTAATTTCATCATCACTAAATTCGGCAAAGGCGTCATCATCATTCATTCAAATATTTAACGAATTTTATCGAAGCTGCAACCGTCTTGTTTCTGGGGGATTCCCTTTTCAATTAAAGTAGTTATGATAACTTCCATCGATTTAGTTTTCATATTAAAGTTTTTAATGAACTTATTTCCCCCATCATTAAATTCAAAAACGACATCTCCACGGAACTCTTTATTTTCATAACAAGTAATGATTAATGACGACCCCCCCGGATCAACCATAATAGACCATCTCCTAGGGTCTATTATGGCGTAATCTTTAAACAAGCGTATAGTCACAAAACCTGAATCTCTCAGCCTTTTGATGAAATAACTACCCGTAGTGATTTTATTTTTATGTGTCATTTAGTCAACGAACTAACAATATATCGGTTTTTCACCGCGCCATATTCAATAGTAATATTACCTATGCCATTCTTTGAAATCTCAAACTTAGCAATGGTGGCTTCACCGAAATCGATCAATCGAATATTATCAAGATTTAGAATGAATTCATCCATTTCAAAATCAACAGATTCGCCCATAATAGTCAACGTATCTGTATTTTGTTGTGTTCGGTCTGCCAACGACCAAATTAAACTACCATCTTCGGTATATATATAAAGTTTATTAGTATCTTTAAATATACTGCTATTAGTAAGTAGTGTTTTAAGAAAAGATTTCGTAAACTCAAATTCATAATCGAATGTGAGGCTCTTGATTTTTGATAGAGTAATTTTAGGTTTGACGAGAATACCATCACCATAAAGATGGTATTTAAACTTGGTCGTCTTTGATTTATACTCAATATTATTGCTGTTTAGTATAAATGAAATATCTGATAATCCGACCATATCGAGAAGCTTTGATAGCTTAGATAATGATGGGAGGTTTAACGTGGTTTCAACTCCAAAATCTCCATCTAATGATGACCAAAGAAACATACTCCTATCGTCAGAAGCGGCGATGGAGTATGTTTCGTTTGTTTTGATCTCTAAAATTGAAGTGTCACTAATCTTTGAAAGATTTTTGAGGAACTGGTTGAAGTCCTTTGATTTTAGGTTCAAGTTTGACTGGTTCATATTTCTCTTTGGATTCTAGCAAGACAATTATCTTTTTCAAGAGATTATTATTTTTATCTAATAGATCATTAGTCTTCTTCTGTTCTGTTGAACTAAAATCAAATTCTAGTTGTGAATCGTCAGGATTCTCGGGGCTAGCTTCCGGGGTATAATAACAAGGAAGATTGATAGAATTCTGGGTATATATGGGAAGAGGAAGTTGTGTATGACAAACTTCTGGTGGTTGGATATATTGTGGAGGAGGTTGAGAGGACGGGAGGGTTGGAGTCCTCGCAGCATTTTGCACGATGTTCTCCAACCCTCTCTTTAGCTGTTCAGTCCCCGACACAATACCGCCATTACTATCTCGGGATCTAGTTCCAGTCATCCTGTCGATCTCTTTCGATTCGGCATATAATGGCCCTGCGATGCCCATGAGCAACCCGATATCATCGGGATTTAGTGTTTCGTATTGGTCGTTCATAATAATTAATCAATATCTAGTCCAGCGAGTAACTCGTCAACATCATCATCTACTGGTGGGGTGTTGGCCGTTTTCGATTTTGGCTTGTCAAACTCCATCGGAATATCATCTTCTGGATCATCTTCTACTGGTGTAGAGGATTTACGTTCGGATAATTGTTTCTTAACCTCTGACGTTTTTTCCTCCGAACCACAAAAGAAATGATCGTCGAGAAGTTTCACCAATTCATCCTTAGTTTTCACCGAATAAATAGATTTCAAGTCATGAACTTGTTCATAAATCTTTTCGACCTCATCATCATCTAGGTTTAGTTTGGACTTAGTGGTGAAGTAAGACCCCTCATAAGATGTGAACACACCTTTCTCACTAGCCTTAATCTTTAGATCTGCACCATCAGTGGATAGATCAAAGATAGATGCTCCGAATTCTTCAGCACGATCACCAGTCATAGCATCATCGATCAGTTCCTTTAGCATGAACCCCATCTTCAATACTTGAACAGTCCCATTTAGTGCGGGATTGGCTGGATTATCAATCCATAGCGCATTAACCAGCCATTGTTCTTTGTTGGAAACAGGGTTATCGAATTTGGCCTTCTTACCATCTAGTCCCACTTTGGGGATAGATTCATCTTTCTTCCATTCATTGAAGAGTTTCCAATACAAGTTATTGATCGGGTCTTCCTCTCCAAATGTTTGAAGGGAAATAGCTGATACATATTTACCGCTAGAGCGACTCTGCCAACTATTGATATAGTGATGATAAAATGTATCATCGATATTTTCCATGTTTGGGATTAGTCTAATAGTGTATGTATGCCCTGCTGGAAATTTCATAATATTGGCAAATGATCCACTACTATCGGTCTTCTTAAGCGATTCCTTAAGACTTTCAAACATGGAAATATTAAATTTCTTTTTACTCATATTTTTTTTTGTTTATTTTTTTGTTTATTTTTTCGTGCAATCCCCGTATTGGGAAAATATTTAAGATTAATCTTAAAATCTTGGTTTGTGAACTTGATTCGAAACTGGACTCGGTCTGGCCAGTTTACTTTCTTCTAGTTCTTCTTCCGTGAGATTATTGATTTTTTCACCGGAAAGTCGTCTGATATCAAAATCGACACTTAATGGAACAGTTCCAGTTTCGTCTAAAATTACTGTAGATTGGAGAGACACATGCACGCACCCATTGATATGTAGTCTAATAGACGTGATATTTCCAGCATATCCACTAGCATTATCAATCGCCCAAGTCCCTAAGACTTCTTTTGGGAGATATGGTGGATCTACATCCACGCCATTATAGATAGAAGTATCAACAATCCACCTACCTTCTAAGGGTTCCCCCGTTTTTGGGCTGGTCCCTCTAGGCTGAAAATAATAATAAATATTTCCATTTGTCTCCAACTGCATGAGAGTAAGCATGCCCCCTTGATTAGTTGATTTATCAACTACTTTCGTTCCTAATTTTAACATATTTTTATCTATTAATTTATATTCAGTCATTATAATATATAATCTAATTTTTTTTTCGCATTCTTTCCAAACTCTCGCATTCTTTTAGAATTAAAAAACTTCTGTTTTGTTCTCTGAAAATCAATAAAAAATCTAGGAATTACAAAATCTAATAATTCAGAGTCTAGCATGGGTTTAGACATTTGCAAGCTGTGCAGAGTGTAAAAATCGATTTTATGATTTTTCAAATGTGTCACCCAAGGAGGTAGTGGACCCTTGGAATATACCAGATATTCCGGGAATGTCAAATTCTTTTCTTTACAAAATTTAAATACAAATTTTAGACCAGATTTTAGACGATTGATAGAGTCATCAGTGTCTGGATCTTCTAACATTAACCCTTTAACATACTTCACATATAATTTAATTGCTTCATTAGCCGACACCTCCCCTGATATATTCGCAGCTAAAAAATAATCTCGATTAATATTTGGGTGTTTTATCAATAAATGATCGAATCTCATTAAATGTTTTGGAAAAGTTTTTAGATTCTAATTTTTATTCTTGTTATGGTTGTTGATATAATGTGTTATATATTTCGAACGACATATACCCGGTTCGAAATCTAGAAACACTTTAACCAATTCATAGTCTGAATCTAGGCTCATCATAGTTTTCATAACGTTTTTCAATCTATCATCTTGAAGAGTTTGAACGAATACATTTTGAACAGATAGTTTTTTTCCTTTCAAGTTCATTACAAATGTGCAATAACTAAGAAAAATGTGACTCATCTCATCTTCGATTAAGTTGTGGCTCGGGTCAGTTATCATACTATATCAAGGTTAAAGGTGATAATACACATCCTGTGAACTACCTCTGGGCTGAAGACCCAGAGGCTTCGATTTAAAAATCTTTCGACCTTAAATCTCTTTTTAAACGCTTCATCGAGACCAGTTTCAACAGCAATATTACTATGACCATCCAGAGCTTTTCCCTCCACGTTCGTAAAACGCCGTTCCGGCGAGTGAATGATATGGACCTCATTCAGGTCACTATTATTTAGTCTTTTAGTTATAACT